ATGGTGACGCTGAGTTGATCGGCTACCTTCAAAGGCTGGCGGGCTATTCGGCTACGGGGTCTACCAAGGAGCACGTCTTGGCCTTTGCTCATGGTTCAGGGGGCAATGGCAAAGGAACCTTCCTCGGAGCCATAGGCAGCGTCCTTGGCGATTATGCTACTGTAGCGAGTGCGGACGTGTTCTTGGCGTCGAGCAGCCAGCGGCATCCGACAGAGTTGGCGTCACTCATGGGGGCCCGGCTCGTTCACGCGCAGGAAATTGACCCGTCGCGCAAGTGGGATGAAGCTAAGGTCAAGTCCTTGACAGGCGGCGACAAGATCAGCGCACGCTTCATGCGGCAGGACTTGTTTGAGTTCTCGCCCCAGTTCACGCTCATTATCGCTGGCAACACCAAGCCGGAGATTACTAACGTCGATGACGCCATGCGGCGTCGTATGCACCTGATCCCCTTCGAGACAAAGCCCGCGAAGAAGGATGTCGATCTGCCGGATAAGCTGAAAGAGGAATACCCGGCAATTCTGGCGTGGGTGATCGAGGGCGCAAAGATGTGGTTAGAGCGCGGGCTTGACGCGCCCAAAGTGGTTGTCGATGCGACAGAGGAATATCTGGCGGGCGAGGATGCTTTGGCGCGTTGGATCGCAGAGCGGTGCGTCTATGGCACTGAGCATGAGATGTCCACGAACGATGCGTTCGACGACTTCCGCACATGGTGCAAGGACAACAATGAAGTCAAGGGCAAGGACTGGTCGCAGCGTAAGTTTGTGGCTGAGATGAAGACCCACGGCTATGAGCATACCAAAGACCGGGCGACACGAACGAAGCGTGTGTTCCGGGGTTTGGAACTGCTGATCGGAGACGAGGACATCAAGGTCATCAAGTCCATGCTTGACCCGATGGAGGATGACTTCGGCTTTGAGATTATCGTGCGCGATGGGGACGAGGGCATAGACTGATATGGCCCGGCCCAATGAGAAAGGATGTGATGCTATGTATGGTCGAGATTATGAGCGGTACAAGGACATCCGGGATGCGCTCAATGAGCAACCGGACCCGGCGGGGACAGACCCGGTAAATAGTCCTAGCCATTACAACTCAGGGGGCATCGAAGCTATCGAAGCTATAGAGAGCGCCCTAACGGGCGACAGCTTTCGAGGCTACCTGAAGGGCAACGTCATGAAATATATGTGGCGCTATGAGAAGAAGGCGAAGCCGATTGAGGACTTGAAGAAGGCCCGATGGTATCTCGACAGGCTCATCTCGGCCTTGGAAAAATAAAAAGAGGGGGCTTTAGGCCCCCTTCATTTTGGCTGCAAATTAGTTTCATGTTGGCTTGATTAAAAATCCGGGACGCATTTGAAGAAGTTGGGGACGCTTTGGGGACGCTTTGGGGACGGATAAAAGTGAGGATTTCTGCGGGTGGGGACGCATGGGACGGATAATTCTGAGTTAATTCGCTCATAAGTTTGTAACAGTGGTTAAATGGGTATTAAGCACTCTTACATTCTAGTGGGAACTAACCGCCGAGAAAAAGCGTCCCTTCCGTCCCGAGCCGCAGAAAAGCTGGATTTTATCCGTCCCGGATTTGTCCCGAAAGCGTCCCGGATTTTTCGTATCCGTCCCGGATGGCAGTTTTCCGTCAATCTTGTAAGAAGTCGTCATCATATGGATCGGGCAAGTCGTCTGCATCTAGGTTATGAGAGCCGACTTGTTTGATCTCGACGATTGGCTCTTCGGTTATGGCTTCCGGCTCATCCGCTTCTGAGGACGAAGAAGACGCCAAGTTAAGCTGCCTCAGTGCGTCAAGGTGTAGTTGGTTGACGTTGACTTGGACCGCTGTGGTTGGCTTGCTTTGGAACTTCTCTGGATTGGTTACGCCAGCAAGCCACTTGCGCGTCTCGATTTTGAGGCGATCAGCGTTAGCCGAGACGTGATCGGCAGCGTCCGCAATGTCCAAGCATTCATCCGCCCATTGGTCCGCCGCAATGGCTCGGGCTTGGCGGAAGCGGTCTTGCCGTTCCGGGTCTTTCTTTATCCAGTTGTAGAGTGATAGGTTGCTGATACCCAATTCACGAGCGAGGCCAGCCATCGTCTTGCCTGCGGCGATCTTTTCGAGAAGTGTTGTCTCGCCGATCTTGTCTAGGTTGCTGGCAATCACCCGCCGTTTAATATGTCCGGCCATGTCTTATCCTTTCAATACCTTTAAAACGCCATATAAAGCCCATAGGAAAGCATATAGGGCAAGTGCGGTCCTTTGGTCCCGTTTCAACCTATCCACGCTCAGCGGCCTTTAAAAAGCCTTCCAGTAGCATTGCAATCGGCTTGGGTATACCGCGCCCGCCTTGTTCATAGTAACGCACGGCCCGTTCCGATAGCCCGATCTTGTGGGCAAGCTGGGCTTGCGTGAGGCCGAGGCCATCACGCGCTGCCTTGAATTGTTCGTTTGTCATTCTGCGTTTTCCTCTACCCGGTAAGCGTCGATCTGGTGTTGCGCAATCTCGCGCCAGTTTACGGCGTCAAGAAACGCCAGCGCATAGTCGAGGGCCAAGCCTTCCGCTTGCTCTGACACAACGCCCTCGACCATCTCGCGCAAGTGCTGGCCTAGATCATACGCGTCGAAATCATTTTCGCTGGCGTGATCGTCGCCGTCGATCATCTCGAGATTGACGCGCCACGTCTCATAATTGGTCCAGCCATTATAGGTTTCTTGTGTCATTATCTTTCCTTTCCCTCGTTTGGCACTAGCGCCATGATGACGGCGCGCCCATTAGACGCGCCGTGATCGGGCGTTAGGCGTCTAAATCTAGCAGGCGATGCAGCGATTTGGTCATCTCTAATGCGCGGGCGTGGCTGTCACCTTGGCCGTCTGTAACAAAAGCCAAAATCTTTTCTGCCAATTCAATCAGAGCGCCGCGATATGTGACACCTTCGGCTTCCAGCATGGCGAATAGTTGTTCGTTTGTCATGTTACTTCCCCTTAAAGTTGCGAACGGCTTCGACAACGCCGACAACGCCAGCGACAACCGCCACTAAGACTAAAGCATGGAATAGATAGTAAAGCATTTGATAACCTTCCCTCGTTTGTTGATGCGCCATACTTACCGGCACATTGTTCCGGTTGGCAAGAACAATCGAAACCATTTTGGCTTGACCATAAAAATCATTTTGGCAGGAACATTGTTCCGCTTTTATATGGTGAGGAGACACCGACGAACGGGTATTCCGTTACCGCCTCTGAACCCATTTGGCAACAACCTAAAGCACTGTTACAGTCTGAAACCCGCAGAAATACGTGGTTTTTTAAGGGGGGAGGGGGGTAGGGTCATTCAAAATTGACCCCCCCGGCCCCGGCTTGCGCGGGGGGCGTGTGCGTATAACTTGACAGACACCGAGTTGTACCCCCCACCCCCCGTATGTCCTTGATTTTTAAGTACCCAGCCAAAAAAATTTTAGAACTTTCCGCTTGCCAAGTTGTAACTAAACCTTGTAAGAGCGGTGGGTATCAAAAAACGGGAGAAATACGTCATGGCCGTCTATGGTTACACGCGAGTTTCGACAGAGGATCAGATCGAAAACACCAGCCTCGAAGATCAAGCCCGCCAAATTCAGGGCATTGCCCTTACTCACAACCTTGAACTCGACCACATCTACGCAGAACGCGGCGTGTCTGGCGCTGTACCGCTCCTACGAAGAGACGAAGGATGTAAGTTAGCCTTTCTTCGCAAAAACGATACTGTTATCGTTTCGAAGTTGGACCGTATGTTCCGTGACGCCAGAGATGCACTGAACGTAATCGGCGATTGGGAGGCCGCTGGTATCAATCTTATCATCAACGGCTATGGTAACGTGATGGATCGGAGCAATCCCAACGGGCGTTTCATGCTTGAGATTATGGCCGTGTTCAGTGGCGAAGAGCGCCGACGGATTAAGGAGCGCGTCACCGCTGGCATCCGAGCCAAGAAGCAGGCCGGTGGATACGTCGGAGGCAAAGTGCCGTTCGGCTACAAGAAGGTAGGCGTAGGCCGGAAGGCCCGGCTTGTCGAAGACCCAGAACAGCAGGATGTGATCGTCACCGTCAAAGTCGCACGCCAGAAGAACTACAGCACCCGCGACATCGCCAAGATTGTCGCCAAGCGACACGGGATTGAAATTAGCCACATGACTGTTAGTCGTATTTTGAAGGGAGAAAACTATGTCGTCCCAGCCAACTAAGCGTGAGAAGGAAGCAGCCGACCTTCTCTCCACCACCAGCCAACAACAGCCCAACTTCTTTCTGCTGTTCTTGAAGAAGTACAAAGATGACCCCGCCGGGTTCGTGCGCGACATTCTCAGAACCAAGCCAGACCCGTGGCAAGTCAAGTTCCTCGAGGCCATCCGCGACGGCCACCGCCGTATCTCAGTTCGTTCAGGCCACGGTGTAGGGAAATCGACAGCCGCAAGCTGGGCCATGCTTCACTATTTCTTGACGCGCTACCCGGTGAAGGTGGTTGTCACTGCGCCGACATCAGCACAGTTGTTCGATGCGATGTTCGCAGAACTGAAGCGATGGGTTAACGAACTACCTGATGTTCTGAAAACCCTGATCGAAGTTAAAGCAGATCGTATCGAACTGAAAGCAGCAGCCAGTGAAGCCTTTATCTCCGCGAGAACGTCGCGCGCCGAAACGCCAGAAGCACTCCAAGGTATCCACGCCGATAACGTATTGCTTGTGGCCGACGAAGCCTCGGGTATTCCAGAAAGTGTCTACGAGGCAGCCTCCGGTTCTATGTCGGGACATAACGCTACGACGCTCCTACTCGGGAACCCAACGCGGAACAGCGGTCTATTTTACGATACCCACAATCGCCTTAAAGGAGAATGGAAGACATTCCACGTTAGTTGCGTTGACAGCCCGCGTGTCTCAGAGGCTTTCGTTAAGGAAATGCAACTACGGTACGGCGAGGACAGTCCGGCGTATCATGTACGCGTTCTCGGGAACTTTCCGCCCCGCGAAGAAGATACCGTCATTCCCGTCGAGTTGATCGACAGCGCCATGAACCGCGAGATCAAGATCGCCAAGGGAACGAAGTGCGTCTGGGGTCTGGACGTGGCCCGTATGGGTTCGGATGCTAGTGCGCTCGCCAAACGCAAGGGGCCGGTTGTCGAAGAGATACAGACTTGGAAAGGTCTGGACTTGATGCAGTTGACCGGGGCCGTGGTTGCCGAGTTTGAGGCGCTGCCGCCTTCGGAACAACCTGTCGAGATATTAGTTGATAGTATCGGGCTGGGGGCGGGCGTGTTGGACCGTCTGCGCGAATTGGGCTTACCGGCTCGTGGGATCAACGTCGCGGAAAGCCCGGCGCTCAAAGGAACCTACGCCAACCTGAGGGCCGAACTCTGGTTCAAGTGCAAGGCGTGGCTGGCGAACCGCGACGTTAAAATCCCGAAGGATGAACAGTTGTTTGCCGAATTGGCATCGCCTCGTTACTCTTTTACGTCATCGGGCAAGATGCAAGTGGAGAGCAAGGAAAGCATGAAGAAACGTGGCCTTCCTTCGCCGGACAAAGCGGATGCGCTTTGCCTCTGCTTGGCGACGGACCTGTCAACTATAATGCACGGCTATTCTATGGCGAATAAGTCCGGTCCATTGCGCCGAAATATACGCGGAGTTGTTTGACAAATATCATATAAAAATATAATTATTAGTTGACCGGTGGGTTCTCCTCTCCCTCCCTGCCGGTCAACCCAACTGGGTGGCGAGGTTAAACCGGTAATAGCGTCTTGGCGCAACTGTCAGGAGTGCCGCTGCCCAACTTTTTTGCATTATACGAAAGATTAGGGTATAGTTATCCACAGATGAGGGTTCTCTGTGGAAACAAAAACGTGTCGCCAATGCGGCGAGACTAAAGCCATAGATAAGTTTTACCGTGGTCGCGGTAAATGCAAGGCGTGTCAGTTAGACATACAGCGCGCCTATCGTTCTCGCACGCCGGGGTTCCACCGCAAACATAACTTGCGCCAACGCTACGGCCTGAGTTACGACGACTTCCAATCTATCCTCCACGCGCAAAATTACTCTTGCGCTATTTGTGAGGTGGAAATCTCTCATGGATTAGAGTATAGAACAAACAGATCAGTGGCCGTGGACCATAACCATGACACGGGTGAAGTGCGCGGCATACTTTGTTCGAAGTGCAATTTGATGTTGGGCCACGCCCGCGAGAGTACCGAAATTCTTTATAAGAGCATTGTGTACTTGAGCGAACGTGGAACTTACGAACCGAAGAAGTGAATGTTGATGGTTGCTAAGCGATACCAAAATCCTAAAGGCGGCCTCAATGAAGCGGGGCGGAAGCACTTTAAGAAAACCGAAGGGGCCAACTTGAAGTCCCCGGTTAAATCTGGCGACAATCCTCGGAGGGCGTCATTCTTAGCGCGTATGGGCAATATGCCGGGTCCAGAGAGGGATGAGAAGGGAAGACCAACCCGCCTCCTCCTATCGTTGCAAGCGTGGGGTGCGTCATCAAAAGCAGACGCGAAATCCAAAGCCAAAGCCATCTCCGCTCGAAATAAAGGAAAATCCAAATGAAGATGGGCCTTTATGCGAATATTGCAGCAAAGAGGGCAAGGATCAAGGCTGGCTCTGGCGAGACGATGCGAAAGCCGGGAATGAAGGGTGCGCCAACTGCGGCGGCTTTTAAGGCTGCTGCTAAGACCGCAAAGGGTAAGAAGAAATGAAGAAGCCAACCAAGATGCAAAAGAAGGTGGGCAAAGTCATGGGCGAATTTAAGTCCGGTACTTTGCACAGCGGCAAGGGCGGCCCCGTCGTAAAGAGCAAGAAGCAAGCGATTGCTATTGCTTTGTCTGAAGGCCGGAAGGCGTCGAAGAAGAAGTAATGCAAACTCAGGATTACATGGGCCGCAATCAGCTTCTTCAGCGCCTGACTGCACAAGTCGGCGACGAAGGGCTTGCGCGCTCGATCCTGATTAAGCGCGGCCACATGACGCCAGAAGGTAAACTTACTGCAGCCGGTAAGGCGCGCAGCATGATGACCGCAGAAGAACGCGCCGTTGACCGGGCGGTGCAGCGCACCGGGCGCTCTCATTCTGAATTTAAGTATGATCCACAAACTAATCGCGCTACATTAAAACCCGCACGCCGGTCTGGAAGCAGGAAGTAACTATGGCATATCGTAAAAACCGCAAGCCGACAGACGCCGAGATGAAGGCCAACAAGGCGTTCTATCAGGACACGGGCGTCGATAACTCGAACACCGAAAGCAATGACGGTGGCGACGATATGTCGAAAGAAACTGAGTTCGAACTGGCCGATGGGACCGAAGTCTCCATTGAAGAGCCGGAGATGGAAGATGAACAGGTCGAAGAGCCTGTTACCGAAGAAGAACTTGAGAACATTGTCCGCGCTGAGATCACAGACGCCGAAGAATATATCGACGATGTTATCTCGCCTGAGCGCGCAATGGCCGGGCAGTACTACAAGGGCGAACCTTTTGGGAATGAAGAAGAAGGTCGCTCTCAAGTCGTGTCGATGGACGTGCGCGATACCGTGCAGGCCATCATGCCGTCAATTATGCGCGTATTCTTCGCCGCACAAAACGTCGTTGAATACGCACCCAACGGACCCGATGACGTAGCAAACGCCGAGCAGGCGACGGATTATGTAAACTACTGTTTGACACGCGACAACAACCTGTTCGTCGAAGCCTATTCGACGTTTAAGGATGCGCTGATCCGTAAGAACGGCATCATGAAAGTCTGGTGGGAAGAAGACGAAACCGTCGAAAGCCACGAGTTCAGCGGCCTCGATGAAGCGGCATTCTCTGTTCTTCAGTCCGATCCAGAAGTCGAAGTTAAGGACGTAGAGATTTCCTACGGCCAGACTACCGTCATGACGCCGGAAGGCATGATGACGCAGGACACACCACCAACTTACGAATGCACGGTGCTGCGTCGTAAGAAGACTGGCCGCCTTCGTGTTCAGTCCGTCCCGCCGGAAGAGTTCCTGATTGACCGTCGTGCGCGCTCGATTGAGACAGCCGAGTTTGTAGCCCATCGGCGCTACGTCACGGTATCTGATCTTGTGGCTATGGGTTACGACTTTGATGAAGTCGAAAACCTTGGCTTTGAAACGCAAGACGATTTTGGCGGCAACGAAGAAACCTTTGACCGGAACCCGCAAGCCACGATCCAGATCACAGGCCGGACGGACGTTCCGTCACGCAAGGTTCTGTACATCGAAGGCTATCTCTACGCCGACATGAATGGCGACGGCATTGCAGAACTTTGCCGCGTTTGTGTTGCTGGTAGCGCGAATAAACTGCTCCACTGGGAAGCCTGCGACTTTATTCCGTTTGTAGACTTCTGCCCCGATCCCGAACCGCATACCTTCTTCGGTATGTCGGTGGCCGACGTGACGATGGATATTCAGCTTATCAAGTCGAATATCATGCGTAACACGCTCGACAGCTTGGCGCAGGCGATCCACCCGCGCACAGGTGTTGTCGAAGGCCAAGTCAACATCGAAGACGTGATGAACACCGAAGTCGGTGGCATCATCCGTATGCGCGCACCGGGTATGGTGCAGCCGTTTGCTATGCCGTTTGTCGGCCAAGCTGCGTTCCCGATGTTGCAGTACATGGACGAAGTTAAGGAAAACCGCACAGGTATTTCCAAGGCGGCCAACGGCCTCGATGCAAATGCGCTTCAGTCTTCGACCCGTGCCGCTGTTGCAGCAACCATCACCGCCGCGCAACAGCACATCGAATTGATCTGCCGTATCTTCGCTGAAACGGGCATGAAGGGTCTGTTCAAGAAGTCGCTGCAACTCATCACGAAGAACCAAGATGCTCCGCGCATGGTGCGTCTGCGCAATAAGTTCGTGCCGATTGATCCTCGCGTGTGGGACGCGAATATGGACGTGATTGTCAACGTCGCAATTGGCGTCGGCAGCAACGAAGAGAAGATGGCGTTCTTGGGCCAGATCGCGCAGAAGCAAGAAGCCCTTATGCAGATGGGCGCGCCTCTTGCTACGATGCAGAACTACTACAATACGCTGGCGCAGATGATGGCGCTGGCGGGCTACAAAGACCCGTCGGTCTTCTTCAATGATCCGTCGATGATGCCGCCGCCGCCTCCGCCCGCACCGCCCGGCCCAACGCCGGAAGAGATGCTGGCGCAAGTTCAGATGGAAGCTATCCGTGCTGACATCCAGAAGAAGGCAGCCGAACTTGAATTGCAGCGCGAAGAGATGCTGCGCAAGGATGACCGTGAGCGTGACAAGCTGGACGCTGACCTTATGATTAAGGCAGCCGAGATTGAAGCGAAGTACGGCGCTCAGGTCAACACGGCCAACATCGAAGCCTTGATGCAGCGTGACCGCGAACTTGTCCGCCAGACCGGCGAACTTGAGCGCGCTGTGATGCAGGCACAAGCGCAGGCCGCGCAATCCGCAACGGCCCCGGCTCCCCAGCCGATGCCGATGGAAGTCCCGCCTGAAATGATGCAGCCCGAAATGCCCCCTGAAGGAATGATGTAATGGCCGAAGATATTGGTATCCTTTCTGGTCTAACGCCCCGCGAAGACTACGTTCCCAATCTTCAAAGCGTGTACGGCGATATTATCCAGAACGCCGCTGATTATCAGTATTTTACGGCTCCGCTGTCCAATCAGGGTCGTACAACTGCGGCATATGGCGGGCAGAACAATATTGTTGTTGCACCAGATACGCCAGTCCGCGTTGTCAATAACGCAACGGGCGAGGTTGTTTATTCCGGCGTTGGGTATGAAGGCGCACAGGGTGCTATTGATGCAGCGAACGCATTGTCGGCCTCTACGGGCAAGAAGGCAAACTGGGATATTCAGGTTGCGGGCCCCACCATGCAGGGCTTCCAAAGCGTTTCTACGGATCGCCCGGATACCAGCGCCCTTGACGTGGCCGCTAAAGTTGCAGGAACTGCGCTTCCAATTGCGGTAGGTTTCATTCCCGGCTTCGGCCAGCTTGCCACCGGACTTCAAATTGCGGCAGGTGCCGGTGCCGGTGCCGCTGGCGCAGGTTTACGCGGCGACAACATCCTCAAAGGCGCTATCATGGGCGGCTTGTCGTCTGCGGGCGGAACACTTGTCGGCGATGCTTTGCGAAGCGGTACAAATCTTGGCGCGAATGCTGCACGCGCAATCGGTACTGGGATCGGTACTACGGCAGGGGGCGTCGTAACCGGACAGGGACTTGAGAACGCACTTCTTAGCGGTGTGGCATCCGGCGGTCTATCATACCTCGGCGGTGAAGCGTTCGGTAAGCGTGGCGGGACCACCACCGGCGACGCTGGAAGCATTGGCAGTAGTGGTGTAGAATTGGGTGACTTTGTTGTCACGGCGGGCATTCCGCGCTTCAGTGGCGGGGTCTTTACGCCCAGCTTTGGTGACAGGGCGCAGATGGGTGGCGATCAGGCCGACCCGTATGGAACCGGTATTTTTTCCGCAGGGCCGACGGTTGACGACAGTTTGGTTGTTACTGGTTCCCGCGGCCCGACAACTGGCTCTTCGTCTGTCAATGTTACGCCGGGTACATCTGGCCTTACAAAAGATGAACTCGTTGTTACAGGTGATCGCGCTCCGACAACTGGATCGACAACCGTCAATGTTACGCCGGGCGCGTCGGGCACAACACCCGGTGAAATCGTGGTAACTGGTGACAAGACCGACCCAAAATTAACAGGCACCTCGCTCACGCCAACAAACCTTCTCGACCAAATCACAGACGAGCAGGTTAGAAAAGATCTTGAAAAGGGAAAGGCCGACGACAAGGACAAAAAAGTAACCGACACAATAAGCGACGCGATTAAATACGCGGGCACTGCCGGTACTATTTATGATTTGATTAATCGCCTGCTTGGCGGGGGCGGCGATGGAACTGTGCCCGGTATGCCATACACTTCACCGTTTGGCCCCGGCACCGGTTTGGGTACGGGTTTTGCGGCACGCACGCAGATCAACCCGAACATTGCGGACTATGAACGGTACGGCTTCGGTCCCGAAGCGATGTTCTTCTCCGCAGGCCAAGCAAATCCCGGCGCGGTTGCGGCCCCCACGACAACCACAACTACCGGCACAACCACCGGCACAACCACAGGGCGGACGGGCGTTATCTCTCAGCCGAGAATGACGAACACTACCAATGACGAGGTTATTGTGCCCGGCACAACTACCGCCCCGACCTTGTTGCCGAACATGGTGAGTTCGCTTGGGCCGACGGCAACATCCGCGCAAATTGAAGGCGCGCTTGCCAACGCCAAGACTGCGCAGGAAGCAACGAAGATCAATCCGGGTACAGTCTACTATAATATCGACACGGCCACAGCAGACGCTCTTGGTGATCGCGGTTTGATTGGCGATGTAATGTCGATCCAGCAATTGCAACAAGCAATGGCCGCACGGGAACTTACCGACCCCAATAAGTTTGCGACGAACCTGTTCCAACAGATCGGCGAACAGTATAACAAGGGCGTGCTTAACATCGACCAAGCCCGTGCAATCCAACAGCAAATTCAGCAGGAACAAGCGCGTACCGGCGCAAGCACGCAGAATATGCAGAACATCTTCAACACTGCAATGCAGCAATATAAGCCGCTGATCTAATATGGACCCTATCACAAAATCAAATCACGCTAAACGTCTCCTTGAGGATGAAGTTCTCAAGGAGGCGTTTGACCAAGTGGAGCAGGACATCTTCTTTGAGTGGAGAAGTACTGCTCCCGCCGAGCATTCTAAACGCTCGGACCTGTTTCACACGCTCGAAGGACTTGAGCGTTTGAAAGCCCGACTGCGGGCAATTCTTGATGATGGAGTAGTATCTAAGTCAAGGAATTAACATTTACTGAAAAAGGTGATATATGACGGAACAAGTCGGCAACCCCATTACAGGGATCGGCCTCCACGAAGCAACCTTAGCCATCGACCAACTGCTTGGCCCTGAAGAGGACACCCAAAGCGAGGCCGAGGCGCAAGAGCCTGAAGAGGCTCAGGACGAAGCGGAAGAAGTAGACACCGAGGAATACTCGGAAGAAGCTGAAGACGAACAGTCCGACCCGGATGAAGAGGACGACACCGAAGAAGTTATTGAACAGGAACTTCCAGACGATCTTACTATCAAGGTCAAACTTGACGGCGAAGAAACGGAAGTCACCCTAGACGAACTTCGGAAAGGTTATTCTCGATATTCGGATTACACCCGGAAAACTCAGGCATTGGCCGAGGAACGTAAAGCGTTCCACTCCGAAGCCGAAGCGATCCGGGCGGAACGCGCTCAATACGCGGAACTGCTACCGGCACTGAAGAACCAGTTGCAGGTGCAGACCGAAGCAGAGCCTGACTGGGACAACCTTTACAACGAAGACCCCATTGAGGCAGCGCGGTTGGAACGTCATTGGCGGAAGACGCATCAAGAGCGCCAAGCGAAACTTCAAGCGATTGAAGCCGAGCAGCGCCGAGTTGCAGAAGAAACCGCCAAGGAACAGCAGCGGGCTTTGTCTGACTATGTTCAGGCAGAACGCGCAAAACTTCCCGAAGTCATTCCCGAGTGGAAGGATGAAGGGACGATGCAGAGCGAAGCTAAGGAACTTCGTGAGTGGGCATTGAACAACGGGTTTAGCGAACGCGACCTAAGTGCACTTGTTCAGGCCAGCCACGTATCAATTCTTCGCAAAGCTATGCTGTTTGATAAGGGGACGAAGAAAGTGGAAAAGGCAAAAGCCCAGCCGAAAAAGGTTGCGCGGATTGTCCGCCCCGGTTCTTCTGGTACTCAAGTCAACACACGTTCCACCGATGTAAAGAAAGCGTCCCAGCGCCTTGCGCGTACTGGCCGTATCGCAGACGCGGCGGCCTTGTTGGACAAACTCATTTAATAAGGATGTGAACAAATGGCTATTGTTGGTAATACATACACTCGCTATTCCGCGATTGGTATTCGTGAAGACCTGTCGAACGTCATCTACAATATCTCGCCGGAAGAAACTCCGTTCATCTCGAACATTGGCCGCGAGAGCGTCAAGAACACCTATTTCGAATGGCAGACCGATGCTCTGGCTGCTGCTTCGGCCTCGAACGCTGCACTCGAAGGTGACGACATTTCCTCGTTCACTGCTGTTACGCCGACCAGCCGCGTTGGTAACTACACGCAGATCAGCACGAAGAACGTCATCATCTCCGGCACGCTCGAAGCTGTTGACAAGGCTGGCCGTCGTTCGGAAATGACCTACCAGCTTGCCAAGCTGGGTTCGGAACTGAAGCGCGACATGGAAAGCGCACTGCTTGCTAACCAAGCTGCTGTTGCTGGTAACACCACGACTGCTCGTCGTACCGCTGGTCTGCCTGCTTGGTTGACCTCGAACACCTCGTTCGGCACGGGCGGTGCTAACCCGACTGTTGGCTCGACCCCGACTGCTGCCCGCACGGACGGCACTCAGCGTGCCTTCACGGAAGCTCTTTTGAAGAACGTGATCCAGCAAGTCTGGACCTCGGGCGGCACGCCGAAGATGCTCATGGTTGGTCCGTTCAACAAGACGGCTGCTTCGGGCTTCACCGGCATCGCCACTCGCTTCCGCGACGTTCCGGCTGGTCAGCAGGCACAGATCATCGGCGCAGCCGACATCTATGTCTCTGACTTCGGCACGGTGAACATTGTTCCCAACCGCTTCCAGCGTGACCGTGATGCCTTCGTGGTTGATCCCGATTACGCATCGCTGGCGGTTCTGCGTCCGATCCAGAAGATGGACCTCGCCAAGACGGGCGACGCCGAGAAGGCGCTGCTGCTCGTTGAATATGGCCTGAAGGTCAACAATCAGGCTGCGCATGGTATCGTGGCCGACCTTACCACTTCGTAAGGTTCTATTGGGTGAGGGGGCTTAGCGGCCCCCTCATCTAACTACCGGGGGATTTATGGCAAAACGCCTACTTAACGACGATAGTTTTACCGGCATCAAAACGTATTTCGATTATGATGCTGACACCGACGAAGCAGTCATCCGCAAAGAGCAGGACATGACCGCTATCATCGAGAGCAACAAGCGCGAATTTAACGCTGCTCCTGAACGCTGGGGTGAGTGGACAAAGGTTGGCTCAATCCCACTTTCAGTGTATTATGAACTTGAGCGCCAAGGTATTACAAAAGACCAAGAGGCGATGAAGAAGTGGTTGAACGATCCTGACAATCGTTACTTCCGCACAAGGCCGGGGACTGTTTAATGGCGATTACGACGTATTCAGAATTGAAGACCGCAGTCGCCGATTGGCTCAATCGGTCTGATCTCACTTCGGCTATTCCTAATTTTATTGCAATGGCCGAGGCGCAGATGAACCGCCAAGTGCGCCATCGCAAGATGGTGACGCGGGCTACTGCAACTCTGGATACGCCGTACTTCGCTGTTCCTTCGGATTGGAAAGAGACGATCCGTTTTCAATTGAACACGAACCCTGTTACGCCGTTGGTATTCGTAACGCCGGAACAGCTTCTCGAAGACAGCCAGAAGTATAGCGCGGGCAATCAGCCATTATTCTATACGACAATCGGCCAGCAATTCGAAGTTCTTCCGCAACCAGACGGAAGCTACGAAGCAGAACTTCTCTACTACGCCAAGATACCGTCACTCAGCGACGGAGCGCCAACAAACTGGCTGCTCACTGAAAGCCCGGACATCTATCTTTATGCGACGCTCATTCAGTCCGCGCCGTATCTTAAAGAAGATGAGCGTACCGCGATTTGGACTTCGTTGTACGAAAAGCTGGTGGAAGATATGCGCGTTGCCGATGAACGGGCGCGCATTGGTTCGTCTAAACTTAAAGCACGGATAAGGACTTTCGGATGAGTTTTTCTAATTATCTCGAAAACAAGGTTCTGCTGCACGTTTTTGGTGCAACGGCCTACACTGCGCCTGCAACTCTGTATGTTGGCCTGTTTACGTCGAACCCCGGTGAAGCTGGTGGCGGCACTGAAGTCTCTGGTGGCTCTTATGCACGCCAGACCGCTGCATTCACTGTAGCTGGCAACCTTGCCTCGAACACCGCCGCTGTGGAATTCCCCACAGCTTCGGCATCGTGGGGAACAATCACATACGCTGCGCTGTTTGACGCTTCCACTGGCGGCAATATGCTGGCCTATGGCGGTCTGGCTACATCTAAGACGATTGACAGCGGCGATGTGTTCCGCATCCCTGCTGGCGACTTCGACATTACGCTGGACTAATAGATGGCAGGCTACGGCAGCGGCCTATTTGGG